CATTTAAACACCTCCATCATCAGCTATAACAAACACCATTGCTTGTATACTTCCAGAAGAAGAATCAGCATTAATATTTGCCATAGGATTAGCAGTTCCCATTCTTGCTCCAAAACACTCACCTGGTTTTAATACTATATCACCAGCTGCTGAACCTGTGGCTGCGGTTCCAGCTAAATTTATAGCTAGTGTAGCTGTAGTTGCTGTTGAACCATCTGTCGTTCCTGTATGTTTTATAAAAAGGAATAAAACGTCATCATCAGCTGCTACCGAAGCTGTCCCTCCTTCTTCTGCAGTGCCTTGACCCAAATATGCAACTGTTGGTAGTAACGCATCTTCAGATGAAGAACCTACTATTGTTAATGAATATGCCCATTTATTGTTATCACCATAATCATTTAAATCATATACAGTAGTACCACCAATAGATGTTTTTATTTCATCAGGTAACAATGATGCCGATACATTTACCGTTGCTCTATCTACAGCCATATCTAAGCCTGAGCCCTAGCCGCTCGACCTGCCATGGTAGCTGCTATCATTTTTGAATTATTTTGTATATAAGTAGTTACTTCTAACTTAGCCCACTGATAATATTTGTCAGCTTCTTTAGAAAGCGATTGTTGTTTTTGTATCTTATTCTGATATTCAGATACTTCAGCTTGTACTTCTCCACTATACTGTTGTAACTCAGATTGATACTTAGATATTAAGTCTTGATTACTAGCTACAATAGCCTGCATATCATTAATGCCATTTTGTAATTGTCTTTGCTGGCTTCTATTCTCATTATCTATTGCAACTTGTAAAGCAGCTTGACCCTGTGCGATATTTACTTGATTAGACACTTGAAGTTCTTGTAAAGATTCTTGTATAGAAGCATCATATTCTTTTTGCCATGCTTGTAATGTTGTATTTAATTCTAATTGATAACGAGCTAACTTTTGAGAATATTCTTGTACTTCATCATTTACTGCCGCTTGATACTTTTGGACTTCTAGTGAAGCATCTTGTACTGCAGCTTCTAAAGTTTGTTGAGCTTCTAATGTATTTTCAGCTGCTAAATAATCTTTTTCTTTGAAAAGCGACTGTATACTAGCTTGATATTTAGCATTCTCCTCATTAAAAGTATTTAAAGAATCTTGAATCCTTGAGTTAAAATCAGCAATCTGACCATTAATAACCTGCATCCTTGAAGCGAGCATTTCAGAATCTTCTTCAGTATTAATCCATGTATCAGCATCTCCAAAATTTAAAGCACTCATTGCTGGAGGAGTATATGTAGGAACATTTGCAGTTATAGTAGGTGCGGCAGTAGTTGTTACACCTGGTGCAGATATTGCTATAGAAGGAGCTGATACACTAATAGTTAAAGCACCTGGGTCATTATCTCCAAAATCTGATAAAGGATGATAAGCATTAAATCCACTTGTAGTTCCTAATACTCCAGCAGCTGCAACCGTCGCAGTTGTAAATGTCGGAGCCGAAGCATCTAAGTCTGAATCAGTACTTGTAAAAGTAACTGTCGTTAAACTTGGTACATCAGGTGGAACTGCAGCTATTGATACTGTTGGTAATGCAGCAGTAGATAGCTTTGAGAACTCACTTGAACATGCATGAAATATAACTGCGCTTCTTAAATCGCAATCATCATCTATCTTAGTATAGTCTACATATAAAGCAATAGCAGTTTCAGAATCAGTTGGAATAGGTTTAACTATAATTCTTGAACCTTCACCAGGATTCGTATCATCAAGATAATACTTTGGATATGTATTTGTAGCCAAATGAAGACTTGATGTATTCGCAATAAATCCTTTCATTGCATATGGGACTTCAGTTGCACTAAACCCATTTCTTGATACATCTAATATACTATCAGTTCCAATAGGCATAGTTATCTTTACTCCATCTGAAGTATTTCCACCATGATTACCTGGAACTGTAAAAGTAGTTGCCCACTTTAATAAATTCTTTGGGACACTCGCTACTACAAACTTCTGTCCAGATACAATGAAATCATCAGAAGCTCCATGAGCTGTTACTCCTGTGATAGAAACTATCTCAGTAGATATATTTGTTGTTGCCATAGAAGTATAGAGAAGTATCGAGCCTCTCTATACTTGTAATCTTTATATGACGCTATTACCTCGCCAACTTCAGATTTTTATTGTAATCCAACCTCTAATTCGATATGTACAACATCGGCACCCGCTCCAGCATCTTTCATTGCTACGAAGAACGGAGTTACGACATCACCATCATCAAATGTATGAGTATGAGTATTCACAGTAGGGTCTACTCCATCTAATTTAAATGTAGAAACACCAGCCGCTGAAACATACACTTCAATCGTATGAGTTTCACCATCAGCCCAATTATCAGTAGTGTCTGTTGGAGTAGCAGTGGAGTTATTTAAAGCAGTTTCTACTTTAACATCACCATTATCTACATCCAAACAAGCATAATCTGTATAAGTAGCTTTTGGGTCAGCCACATGAGTCTGTGACTTTAGTCTGAAACCAGCCATACAATAATCGAGACTTCCAACAGTACCAATCTTTATCTTATGTTTCATATAGAAAGCAGGAGTAGAACCGATGGTGAAAGTATCAACACCGTCTATACCTTTAAAGCTTCTATGACACATAACAAATTGATAACCGAGGTTATTCGTATCAGCTTGTTCCCAAGTCATTCCTTCAGAAGTTCCAGTAGGAGCATCTACCGTACAAGCACCCATGTAAGCTGCGTTTAGATTAAGTCCATCAGGAAACAGGAGTGATACCTGTTCTTCTGTTGAACCATCAAGAAGCTTTGCAGCTCCACCTAATCTTGTCGCATCTTCGACCATTGGGGCATGTTCGAATTTATATACTCTTACATCGTCTATAAGGTCATTTATTTTTGTACCTTGCTTATTTTGTCCGTAAAGAGCAATAGCCATAGTCTATACCCCCTATTTCCAAATGGCATGGGCTTCAGGCATCTGCCATTCCATACCAGCTTCGGTTTGAATTAAATCAACCCTACGGTCAACGCCACTGTTTTCCAATGTTTGAACACCAACGTAAATCGCAGTATCACGATTCAAGCCGTTTCCAATGAGAGGACGATATTTACAATGACTCATATTAAGACCAAGCATTTTCACTTGCGTTCCGTCTAAATGCACATTACGAGTAGTATTCATAACTCCATAAGGAGTATAAATCTGTGTAATGTCTACGCCAAATACATTCTTTTTTGCACCAATGCTAAAATTAGCACGACCACCACTACTAGTGTCAGTAACGCTTACTTTATTTACATTAGCGGAAAAGTATCCACTTAGCTTATGAAGCCAATTATAAACATCAGTCGGTACCATAAACAAAGTTGCATTTGCATTGTTATGCCTTGGGTCTAAGAACTGTGACATATCATCAAGAAAATCATCTTGAGATTTTGTGCCAGTTCCACCCATACCAGAACCACTGAAGATATTACCATAATTGATAATAAAATCAACAGCTCCTTGAGTGTACTGTACACTGTCAACAGAAGCTTGAGAGCCAAATAACAACGATGTTTCGATATCCCATTTGTGTTCAATCAGTTTTTCACGCCAGATTCGAGCAAACTCATTAGGTTCGTACTTGAGCACCGTTGCGCGAGTGGTATTATCCATCGCAAGTGCTGTTTTCCAAATCTGAGTTAGTCCAAAACCGGTTGAGAAAGGTTGGTCTTTCCATGTTTCAGGATAACCAGTACCTTGACCATGAGCAGTTCCTACAACATAGCAACGCATCTTTTCAAGAACGTTAGCTATATTTGCATGATAAGATGTTCCTAATGGAACATTATTAACGTAGGAAGTTAGTTCAGTGCTAGTTGCAGCCGTAGGAGCTTTAACAATAGTACCTGTAACTGGTACAGAATATACGCTCCTTGCGGAATCAGCAGCTCCATCACTCGTATCATATGTAGCATAAGAGGTACTACCCTTAGAATGCACAGTATCAATACGAACAAGAATATAGTCATCAACATCTACTGAAGTAATTTCAGCAGCTGAAGCTGTACTATTATTCAATGGAACTTTTAAAACCTGGTCTTGCATAAGAAATCCAGGTTCAGTTCCTGATTGTCCAACTAGTATGTCATTCGCAGAATTACCAATAGAACTGCCAATATTACCACTTGATTTGTAGTCAGTAGCTAAGTAAAGCTTAACTTCTTGACCAGCAGTCGTGGTTAGAGCGGCAGATGAAGTATCTGTAAGAGTTGCGTCATTAACTGTCTTAGTCCCACTTTTCGTGAAACCAACAACGTACGCATATCTCTTATGATAAGATGGTCTACGTTCTGTGAATTTAAACTCGGGGTCATCGGTAGGCTTTTTTGCGACTTTAGATACAAATCGGAAGAAAGGGTCTTGAGCTATCGCTAACTCAGAAACTCTATCACCGAAACTGTATTTTCGTCTAAGGTCACCTGTGTCTTTTGAAGTACCATCAGACCATGTTGCCACATCTGAATAAGTACTTGCACCAAATACATCAGCCATATTATCACCTTTTATTTAATCGTTATGGCTTAAAGTATTTTAAAAACTAAAAGATTTTAAAAACTAAAAGCCTTTTCCAATTCGCTTTCAGCACCTAATAAGGATTCAAATACTCGGTCATCAGGAGATTTCTCGACCTGCGCTCCGCCAGTGGTTGCAAGGGAGCTTGGAATATCTTGTACTTCACGCATTTTATTGCGCATCTCATTTCTTGTTTTACTAGCTATCTTATTATCACGATTCTTACGATTCATTAAATAATAAATATCTTCTAATTCAAGAGATTTAGACTTTGCGAAGTCAACGAACGTTCCCCACTCTTCGTCATCCATCTCATGATTTTGACGAAAAGATGCTTCTTTTGCTAACCTATGATTCTCAGACCTCTGTCCTTTTAAAGCTTTTCCAAGCCTACGTTGGACAATGCCATCAATCGTGGCGCCAAGTACTTTTGCGGAATCCGATTCGGGAGTCCCAAAAGCATCTTCGGCATCAAACACGAAATCTTCTGGAAGGTTGAGTTGTTGAGCCATATTCTGAGGTGTCTGTCCACCACCCTCAAAATAATTCCTCACATGAGTAATTAAATTGGGGTCATCTCGCATAGCATCAAGGATTGGCATATAAGGTTCTATCTCTTGGAGTTTTCCATTGAGCCTTCTAGCTTCTCTGCTTGAATCACTATACCTTTTTTGCATCGTTTCAACATCCACCACTTCTGGGTTTGTTTCAACATGCGGTTGAACTTCACTGGGGCTCGTCAGTGTGTTATCACTATTAGAATCCGAGGTTAGCTGCGAAGTTTCGTCTAATATCCCACCATTAACACTTTCATCGAGAGCTGCGAAAAAATCATCGCCACCTCCAATGACTGCGTCAACTGCTTCGGGATTTGGATTTGTAGTCTCTAATTCGGGGGCCATAACGGCGTTGCCTTGTTCTTGAGCCATACGTTTTTCTCCATTTTATTAATTTGATAAATTATAAACTTTAATGCTAAAGTTACAACTATTCTTTTTCACTCTGCTCTTTATCTTGCTTTAAGTCGTTTCTCATCTCATCACGAAGTCTTTGGAACTCAACTTTCAACATTCCTTTGAGTAATTTCTGTTGTGCCTGCGTATCTATTACATCTTTTCTTATTTCATTGGAAGCTTGTCCGACCTTCATTCTAATACCAGCCTGTACAAGTTGACGTTCTAATGTTTCAATAGTTCCATCTTTATCTTTCATAGCTTCTTCCATTGAAGATAATTGTCCTTGAAGTTGTGAATATACTGACTTCCTTTCGACAATTCCTTCTTTATTTCTAATATCTGTTTCAGCTATCATAGCAATATCATCTATTAATCCAGCTTGGAACCACCTAAAGTATTCTTCTAATAATGCCCATCTGTTTACAGGCATCGTAGCTCCTGATACTATCCTTACATCAAATCTTGCAGTGGAATAATCTTTATATCTTCCTATCGCTTCTCCATAATCATTATAAATAGGTATATTAATTTTAACTTCTTTTTCTTCTTGAGGCATCTGACCAGCTTCAGGCTGTGTAATCCTAAATACTTTTTCAATCGTATAATGTTTTTGAGCCATTTGCTGAAATACTCTACCTAAATGTTCTAAAGCAGGTTCTACAATACTACCCATCCATGCTTTTAATCTTCTAGTTCCAAACTCATCATTTGCAAGTAACCCTCTATATGTTTCAGGCTGCTCTTGTGTAAATCCCATCATCGCAGATGGTACTCCACTTATATATTCTGCATCTGCCTTTCCTTCTTGCACTACTGTATAAAAAGCATTGTTGATTGGAGCCGGTAATACAGGAGTTGGAGATGCAAAACCTTGACGATACTTTAATAAAGCACCTGGCGAAGATGAATATTGTTCCCATTCTTCTTCAGGGACTGAACCTTCTTCATACATCCATCTAAGATTAGAAGCGAGGTTTGCATTATGTAACATAATCTGATGAGATTTATTTATCTCTTGTTGTTTACCAATAAGAGGAACAACTGCACTCATAGAATATGGAGTTCCACTGTACATATATGGAACAGGAACTATAGGATATTCAGTAATTGGTAAAGTATATTCATACAAGAATACATCATCACCAACTGTGCAAGTTAATATAACTCTATTCTCATGAAACTTTATTGCATCAACAATATTTCTACTGGCATCACTTGATTCTAATATTTTATAATCAGACTCACTCATTATCTGTTGTGAAATAGTAGTGGCAGCATCTTGAGCCTCAGCTGTTAATTGCATCCTTTGTTCTTCAATAGCCTGAATAGCCATCTTTTTAGATTTTTCTAATTCTAACTCAGCTCTTTCAGGTACCATTTCACCTGCTTGTACAGCTTCTTGGAGTTGAAGTTCTTTTTCTATTAATCCTACTTCTATCTCTTTTTGAAATTCATCTAGCTTTTCTTCTACTTGTTCTTTTATAACATCTAATTCTGCAGGACTCAGTTTTACTCTAATGAATACATTTCGATATGCAAATTTCTTCTTAGAATATGTTTCATAGTATGGAATAATATCTTCATCTTCAGCATCTAAGTTGACACCCATTGTAATATCTTCAGGCTGTATAGAGAATGATTCTTCTGTATCTCTCTGTGAATATGATACAATCTCAGTGCTTCTTGATACTTTCTTTATCTTAGCTTCGTGGTCAGGTAGCATATTTATCAAACTTGACCTTGAAAGATTCTTTCTAATTGTTACAAAAGTTGCATCTCTAAATAAGAAATCTCTACTGGCAGGGTCAACATACACATCATATGGTTCAATTCTTTTAAATTTAACTTCTCCCATTCCACGGTCATCATCTCTATCTATATCTACAAGAAAATATCCTACTCCTTTAGTTAGACTATCAAGAGCTACTTGACTATATAAAGATTTACCATTAGACAGATACCAACAATAATCTGCAATATCTGAATGAACTTGAGCAGCATCAACATCATCTCCTGTGGCTCCGACTGCTTTCCATCTTGGATTGTTAGCAGTACCGAAAT